GTCTACCGCTGAGACGCACGCTGGCGTTGCTTCGGTAGCAAACTTTTCAGAGGATATTCAGGCTGGCAATGTGGCCAAATGCTCGTTTGACCTTGTGGGTTATGGGCCTTATGTACTAACTGAGGCGACTGTTACCCCGTAAGTAGCGCGCTGAGTAGGATGCCCGTGCCGCTGTGGTGACTCCGGCGGTCGGGCAGTTGTGGGGGCTGATGCCCCCCTGGCCTGTTTATTTGCCTGCTTTTTTGTCAACAACAGGCGCCCAGCCAATGCCAGGGAAGAACTTGACGTTGCTTTTCCTTTGCGTCGGGCGAAGGATGCTAGGCCAGTCAGCTTCGGGGCCTTTGGCACTAGAGGCATTTGCGGAGGCAAAGCGTCCCAGAGAGTCTCGCTTGTACTTGCGCTTTGCCATGGGGCTACGGCTACGCAGCCGTATGGTCTGACGCAACTATAGGGTCAGAGGGATGTCTAGGCCGATGGGGGCCTTCTTGTGTCACGCTCTACTGCTGCCAGTAGCGCGACAGGCGGATCTTGTCGCCTAGGACCTGCTGGAGAGTTGAACCAAGCAGGCCGGTGGTGCCGTAACTAAAACGCAGATCGTCAACGACGCACGCTTCTGGCGTGTCAGCCGAGAAGGTTAGCGTTGCTGTTGTGCCTTGACGGATGCGCGAATCAAGGGCTTGCGGGGCAATGCAATAGCCTTCATAGGTGCAGCTGATGACATCAACACCAGGTTGACTGCGTTCGCTGCTGCCACTTTTGCGTAGGTACAGGTCGTAGCTCAGCGTGGCGGTGTTAGCTAGCACGTTGCCCGTGTCTGGGTCCACAGTGGTGCCGGCATCGGCCACGGTAAACACGACGGTTGCGTTTTTTAGTGCTGTTAACGCAGATGCCACTGCTGCCGCCTCTTTCTATAGGTTCCCGACGCTGGGGAAACTAGGAGTAGCTAAAGACGGTAGTTGTGGCAGGGAGTCTCGGGGAAGCTCAGCTACAGCTAAGCGTTGATAACACGGCTTTTCAGGCAGGACTGAACAAGGCCAAAGCGCAAGCTGAAGGCTTTGCTGCTAGTGCGCAATCAGCGTTTGCCAGACTGAATGGCGCCACGGTGGGGCTGTCCACCGCGTTGGGCGGCTTGTTCGCCGCGGCTGGAGTAGGCGCTTTTCTGAAGGGCGCGATTGATGAGGCCGTACAACTAGAGACCATCACGAGGAAGCTGGCCAATACGCTTGGCAAAGATGGCGCCGGCGCGGCGATCAGCTTTACCAAGGGGTTGGCGGATCAGCTGGGCCTGAGCTTCAAGGATCTGGCTGGGGCGTTTGCCAGTTTTACCGCTGCCGCTTCTGGTGCTGGTGTGCCGCTGCAGCAGCAGAAAGAGCTGTTTGCCGCGGTGGCAAAGGCCGGGCAGTCGCTTGGTCTGTCGTCTGATGAGATCAGCGGTAGCCTTTTGGCGCTGCAGCAGGTTGCCTCCAAAGGCACCGTGCAGATGGAAGAATTGCGCGGGCAGTTGGGTGAGCGCCTGCCCATTGCCTTTGCCGCTGCTGCCAAGGGTTTGGGCGTTACCCAGCAGGAGCTGATCAAGCTGGTAGAGACCGGCCAGTTGTCGTCAACTCAGTTTTTCCCTGCCTTGACCAAGGGCTTGAACGAAATGACCGCCGGGGCAGGCGGCGCTGAAACGACGGCTCAGAGCTTCCAGAAACTGAAAAACTCTTGGGAGGAACTGCAAGCGGCATTTGGTGAAAGCCTGATTCCCACGGTGATTGAGCAGGTAAAGAACCTGCAAGCGGCTGTTGAGGGCTTGGGGCGCAAGTTCTCAGCGGATCAACTGGGCGTTGGTACGGGTGCCGTTGGATTTCTCGGGATCATTCCTGATACGGCTATTGATGCGGTTGAGTCGCTCAAGCTGATTGGCAAGGAAGCAAACCTGTCGTCCAAGGAGATGCGGGCGCTTTGGTACGACGCACTTAAAGCTAAAGGAATCAAGAATCCTGGCCTTGCCAATACGCAGCAGATTCAAGGCGTCATTGAGAAGACCCGTGAGCTGGCCGAGCTGCGCAAGCGCGGTGCAGTTGATATCAACGCAGAAGCGGCTGAATCCCAGCGATTGCTAAACATCTCGGCAGCTAGGACGGAGGCCGAAAACAAGCTGCTCAAGCCTGCCCAAGAGCGGCTGAAGGCCGCGCAAGCATTGGCAGGTCTTGATGGCACGGCGCGGCAAGCAGCAGAGGCACAGCTCGCCATTGATCAGGCACGCGCCAAATACGTGCAGGCCAGAGCGGCGGCGGACAAATCAGCAGCGCAACCGGGTAATGAGGCCGGCACCGCAAAGCTTGAGGCTGCAGCGCAAGCGGCTGCGGCTGATCTGAAGACAGCCATGATTTCGGCCGGTGAGGCAATGAAGTCTGCGGCGCAGTCGGCCGCCGATCAACTCAAGTCGGCTGGTGAGAGTCTGCGCAGCACCCTGCGTAGCAACCTAGACCTGCTGAATAAAAGCACACGGGAAAGCGTCATCAACGAGGCACGCAGCAGCCTGAACAAATCGCTTGCTACGGGGCGGTATGACAATCAAGCCGTGCTGGCTGGGGTCAAAACCAATCAAGACCTGCTTGATATGGCGTCAAAGCTTGAGGGCATAAACGCCAGCTTTGATGAATACGACAAGGCTCAAGGCAACCTTGCCAAGACGCAAGAGCAGCTTGGCGTGAACATGGCTGACCTTGGCGTCAAGCTCAACGATGCCGCGGCTGCCATCATTGGGTTAGCCAATAAAGACTGGAACGTTTACGTGAACGGCAATTCTGTTAGCGGCTACGGCGACATGGTTTCTGCCATTAACAGGGGAATGCAATGACGTTAACGATCGGCACTTGGACCTATAGCGGAAACTTTTATACCGCTCAGCCGTTTGGCTACGACGAGGCTGATACACGTCGTGGCCGTACAGCGCGGAAGCTGCTGTTAGGAGCCCTGTTGACGGCGGTTGAGTGGGCAGCGCTGTTGACGGCCTATAACACCTGGCGCGACGCACGAATCGCGGATCCTGACAGCCTGGTGAGCGGGTCGATCGGAACCACAGTAGACGTGACCGCTAGTGCTAACGGGGTGAACTGGGCTGCGGTGAAGTGCTGGTTTATCACCGCACCAGCCGGCGAACAGGTTGGGAATTACGTGCAGGCCACCGTTGAAGTGGTGGACGCTGCGCAGGCGTTGCAGGTGCTAGAGGCTGAGCAAGCGCAGGCAGCGGCGAAATATCATTTCGGGACGTGGACGATCGGAACTACCACGCTGCAGCTATTGAAGCCGCCTGAGACGTATCAGGACAGGCCAGCGATGGCGTTAACAGCAGCAGGCACCACCTATATCACCGGGCCTCTAACCGCTACGCGCGTGCGGGCTATTGAAGGAGAGACTGATGCTGTCGGCTGGGCGGCAATTCAAGCGTGGGTTGAAACCACTGTGCAAACCAAGCCGGCCGTAGGCGACTGGTTCCCAATCTCAGCGCCTACCGCTACGGCTGAAGCCCTTATCGTGAGTGGAGCGCGAGCTGATGTTTATACCGTGTCGATCAGTCTGGGGCAGGCGCGCTGATGACCATTGATATTCGCGCAGCAGTTACCTGCAACCTTGGCCCGCTGATTAGCGGCACGATTAGCGACGATTACATCCAAGGCAATGGCCTGATAAAGACCAAGGGGTCTTGCGAGGTGACGTTTAGCTATACCCGCGACGGCGTAACGAAGAAAGTCCCCAGGAAGCTGCGTGTGCTGAGCAGTTTTGCCGACCCGTTTCGCAAGACGACAAAGGTAGAACTGGGCTGCAAGCTGACATGGATGGCAAGCGTTTCGCCAGCGCCTAGTGTTGATGGTGAATCCGCTGAAACCAGCGGCAGGCAACAACAATGCCTTAATGGCTATACGGACTACCCGGCTGATTCTAAAGTTGCTATCCCTGTGTCGGCCAGCGGGGTAATGAAAACATGCCTGCAAAAGCTAGGCATTACCGCCGCAAGTAATCCTTTAACCAATCAGTTTTACGTTGACAAGTTCGACTTGTCGCAGGGTTACGTCACAGTGCTGAGCGATCTACTGCTAAGCGAGGGGTATCTTGGATACCTTGATGACGCAGAGATTCTTCAAGTCGTTGATCTGTCTAGAGATGGCGGCAAAGGGCCAACAGTTGACCGCAATAGCCTCATTGATCTTGGCCCGATTGGCATTGGCGAGTTGCCTGGCGATGCTGCCCTTGTGCGCTACAACGCTCTCCAGCTAAAGAAGAACGATGAGAGTTCAGTTGTTCCGCCGCTGACTGACAAGCTACGCAACTGGGAAGAAGAAGAGTCGATCTCAGATCCTGAGACACACGTTGTCCGCTATTCCGATTCCAGCGGAAATTCGCTTGAAGCGAGCTACAGCTATGTCCCGTATAGCAAGACAGTCACGGAATACGGCAAAGATGAAAGCTGGAATTCTGCCACGTGCATACTTGTTGGCCGTGAGGGTGCAGACCTTAGCAATTCCCCAATCAAGCGGACAACAACAGAGCGCGTGCTAATGGCCCAGGCGGCGGCCAACTACTGCTCTGCTGTATTAAGTGCAGGCGGCACTGTCAATCCTGCGCTAACCGCAGAGTCAAAGAAAGAAGCCATTTATGAGTATGACGACAAAGGCGAGATGGTTAAGTCGACGGAAGAAATGTGGGAACCGTTCTTTAAATGGGCTGGCGGCCTTGATCTTGAGTTTGTCTATTCCACTGCTACTGGCACTGATTACGTCACACTCGGCCCTGATTTGGTGTTGGTAGAGCGGGTCGTTACCGTCTACGAAAACATTTATGCCGACCGCCCAACGATTGTCTTCTTGAAGCCTGGAGAGAAGTTTGAGCGGCAGGTGCTGGGCCAGAAGGTTTCGACGCAAACCTTCCAGAACTGGGCGATCACGCAGCAGGGTCAACAGGCGGTCTCGACCTACAAAGAACAGGCGCCCTTTGCTTCCGCTGGTGCCTGCGCTAGCTGGCTTGTCGCCAATTCGCGCACTCTTGTGCTAGTAGATAGCCAGGTGCGTACTAACCGCGGACGTGACTTGGTAGCAGGTCAGATCAGGCCGGCGCAAGCGGCTCGTAGCGCGGAAGAAAACGGCAACCGCTCTGAGACGGTGGCCAAGATTGCTTATGTGACTGGTGGCACGTCGTCACAGCGGTTTGTTTCGTTCTCAATGCCATATCAGGCTGATGACTACTACAGCCCAGCCGGCTTCATTGTTTCTGGCGGTGCCGCAGGTAAAGCGCTGCGTTACGGGCGGATTCAAAACCAGCTGCTGCTCGGCAACCGCAACGGGGTCAGCGTTCAGGTGCCGGCAGCCAAGATGCCAGCGGCACCGTTCGATCCTGTTTATTTGTCTGACGGTAGTTTGTCAGTTCAGTACAGGGCGAATGCAGCGTCGTGGGCGTTTAGCCGTGATGGCATTGTCGCCAGCCTCGATGCTCTGTTTTGGGGCGTAGCCGGTGGAACAGGCACGGCGTGGGTGCCGGTAGCGCCTGGTGTGACGACGTTCCCGCCGCTGCCGGCAGTTGACGCTGATGGCAATAGCGCCGTGGCTGCGGTTGTCCCGCCATGGTTGGAGTCGGCGGAGCTAGAGGGCGTGACACGTACTACCGCGATTGTTGCTGTTTCGGGCTACCTGCACGCCGCGGTTACGGAAGCAGTAGAGCTAGTCACTAAGACCAAATACCTGATTGGGACGGGCTTGGCGGCTGCTGGTCGTACGTTCCAGGCCACGGGTTACCCGGCTGGGTACAAGTTCACCAAGGGCATTGCAGCTGAGGCTGGGTCATTTGCGTTAACAGGGCAAGGCGCCGACAACCTGGGCTTTTATGTCGTCAAAGCCGATGCTGGCTCGTTTGAAATTAAGGGTGTGGCTGCCAAGTTGACGCGGACGTATTTAAACCTGCAGGCGGACGCGGGAAGCCTGACAGTTTCCGGCATTGACGCATTGCTAAATGTAAGCGTTGACCGCTTTGCGGATCTCGGATCATTTACTTATCAAGGTTTGCCCGCTAGCTTCTTGCGTGGTTACGTTCTTAATGGCGAAGCAGCCTCGCTTGGCGTGACTGGTCAAGCGGCTGCTAGCAAAGTCCCCGACCCTTACGGAGCCAATGTTTCGCTCTTGCTCCACATGAATGGCGCAGATGATGGAGTCGCATTTACAGATAGCAGCTTAAATAATCATGTTGTCTCAGCCAGAAACAGCGCACGCACCAAGACTGACGTCGTCAAATACGGAAGCGCCAGTGGAGGATTTGGCGGCTCCGGTAGTGCCGTTTGGGCCAACGCTCATCCTACTTTTAACTTTGGCGCCAATCCGTTCACTATTGAGTTCTGGACCTATTTAAACTCTCGCGCTGCTCCTATTGGCTTTGGCAGCCAGTCGACAGCATCCGGAACCGGAACAGCGTGGGTGCTATCGTGGGCCACCAGCAGTCAAATTCAGTTTGCGTACAGCTTTGACGGCAGCACGCAATTACAAAAAGCTGTGACTTGGTCGCCAGTAGTCTCTACTTGGTATCACTTGGCTGTGACACGCGATGCAGCAGGTATGCTGAGGATCTTTGTTGATGGTGCGCAGCTTCTGTCGACTGA